CAAGACGCTGATAATGCCGCTCAAGTTCAAATAGACCCTCACAGCAATACTATGGGTATTCAACTACAGAAATCTGAGGTTGAACAATTGCCCGAACTACTTTGCTACCTCAGTAAGAAAAAATAATTACTTAAATCCTAACATTGTTTTCGCAAGATTTACTCTCTTCTTCATTAACTGTGTCATTTTAAGTTCGTGGTCTCTGAACATAAATTTATCTCCAACTTCTACCTTAGACAATCTGTTCATTTCCATTTTGCCTAACTTCTTATCACCTTTCTTTACCTTAAGCATTCTCTTTAGTGAACCTTCCTTTAAACTATCAAATGGTATTCCACCGTCTTGCTTCTTCGCTTCTGCTCTACTTTGCTCCCTTTTTCTATTACCACTCTTCGCTTCTTTTGCCGCTTTTTTCATAGGTTCTTTTTTGTTTCCGTCTTTGTCTAAATCCAAAAAATCGGGTTTCATTATTATACTTTTTATAAAAAAGTATGACAAAAATTAAAAAAATTAAATTTAGACAGATTTAATTAAAGTCTGTGAGTTAAATCCAGCAATGTTCTTAATGTAACTCTGAGTAATTTCTGCAATAGACCTACGTTCTGCTGGAAGGACAGCGTCACCAGTATTAACACCACTTGTTACAATATTATCATAATCTCTCTGTCTGTAATCAGTTGTTTCACCCATATGGAATGTATAGTCAATACCTATACCGAGAGCGTTAACATTCTGATTGTTACCAACGCCTTCAGTGGCAGCGACAGCACCGCGTGTCATATCATACTGTGCTTGTATAGAGTTCTCTTCTGTCTGTAATGAAACCGAGCATTTGTCGGCAAGTTCACCGTTAAGGACAGCACGCTGGAAAAGGTTTCTGACTTCAGCGTCTCCAACCATACCGACCTTGGGTGTTACACCGGAAGCGTCAACAGCACCAGCACCGCTGTTCTTTGTCTTAGTTAACTGATTAGGAACAACTTCTACAACAAAGTCTTGTGGTTGTCTTGTATTATTCTTATTCTGCTGGTATCTCTGCAATCCAAGTGGAATTCTGAAATCACTCTGGTTTTTATTTCTATTATTCTCTTGATCTTGGTCAAGGTATAAGTTAACAATACTTCTAACAGCAGAAGCATTTGGTGTGTATTTGCTTGAGTTGACTGAAGAGTTTACGTCGTTGATTAAGTTAAATCTATCGGCAAGGAGCATATTTGCTGAGTAATCTGCTAAGTCTTGAGGAGTTGGGATTGAAAGGCGACCAGTAAGACGTAAATCTCTTAATACATAGTATGAACCGTCAACATTAAGGTCGCCACCATTACTGCTATCAAAAAATCTGTTGTGGTAAAATCCGTTCTCTTGGTTCAATTCAAGGTTAATAAGAAGACCGCCGAGATAGTCATTACCTAAGTGAATAGGCATTTGGTTATTTAATAATGCAGTGTCCAACTTGAATGAAAATGGTTTACCAAAGTCTGGGTTAGATTGCCCCGAAAGTAAGTTTGGCATTTGCCCAACAGTAGAAGAACCACAATCGTCCATAAGAACTGAGTGTCTGTTGATTGGGTTTGCTTCATTCCCAGCAGCGTCATATCGGATAAGGGGAGAGACAAGGTAGTTGTCTGTGTTGTGTGTCCAAGCGTTTCTTACATTTACGAACATAGGATAGTTTCTGTGTTCACTGATTGAGACACTTGACTTCTTAGACTGAACAAATACTCTTTTAATCATATTCTGAAGACCACCCCAGTTAGAGATATTCTGATTAGTGTATGCTTGTAAATTTGCTCCGTTGTTGGCGTTGAATTCAGCGAGAGTTGTTGCCGCTGCCGCTTTACAAGTTAATGGAGCACCAGTTGATCTTACGTGAATAACTCTACCAGTTAAATATAAATCACTGGTGTCAAGTAATCTGTCTTGTGCTGATATGGCGAACTTAATGTTACTGTTTCCCTTAACTGTAGAGAAACCACCGCTGACATTACCCCCAGCACTTGAGGTCGCTTGGTCATTTAAAGGAGGGATTGAAAAGTAAACTTTACTGACTGGCATTTTTTTATAATTATATTAATTATATTTTTTTTTTCAGAAATTTTAAAATTAAAATATCGTGTTTATTTCTATAATGTATTTCAACGGAAATGACTGGTATGGTGACTGTTGCATTCTACAACAATTCTTAAGTGAAATGAGATATTATTCTGGAACAGAAAGAAAGAAACTATACAGACATTCTAATCTTTCGGGAGATATAGGTTCTATGCTCTACGGATATACTTGGCGTGGTTATCTTTCTCCTACTAAAATGAGAACTCCAGCACCTTGGAAGGGTCTTTACCAAACTAAGTGTGTAGACCTTTATCCCGAGTTCCGTGAAGTTGCTAATGAATTTGCCGAGAAATACTTTCCACACTTTGAATGGTGTAACATACAATTAAATAAAAATTATCCTATACCTCCACATTTTGATAGTGTGAATGTTGGCACGAGTAAGATAGTTGCACTGGGAGATTACACTGGCGGTAAATTACATATAGACTTTGGCGAGGACGGTGGAGAAAGAGAACTAGATATACAATACCAAATGGCAGAATTTGACGGGTCTCTCTATAAACATTGGGTTGAAGATTTTGAAGGCGATAGATACTCTATCGTCTTTTTTAATAATAAAATGATATCTGATAAAATGAAAAAATTATAAGTCGTCTTCTTCAGCAAACTGTGTGGCAGGTGGTGTGGCACCGAGACCACTATCCCCCGCTCTTCTTACACCACCTTGTCTTCTCAATCTACCCGGTTCAACTCTTCTTGCGGGTTCTTCTTCTTCTTGACCCCGAGCACGTCTTCTTGGTTGTCTCGGACTTCCGCCAGTAACTCCAGTAATTGCTCTTGGATCGGGTCTTACTTGTATTCTTCTGCCTATTCCGCGAACTTCGGGGTCGGGTGTTCCACCAAATCCACGAATAATTCCTTCAACTTCTCGGATACGCTGCTGAGTTCTTTCTATTTCTTGTGATAATAATAATTGTTCACGTGGTGTTCTACCACGTGCAACCAATCTACCTTGTGCTCTCGCTCTTCTTTCTCTAAGTTCCGTTAAGTCTCTTTGTGCTCCTTGTAAATCTCTTTCCATTCTCGCAGTTTGTTTTCTGAAACTACTTGCTCTACGTTCTTCTCTACTTGCTTCGGGTTGCGGTTCTTCGTCCGGTCTTAAAGGTGCTGGTTCTCTTAAAACTTGACTAGGTAAAATTCTTCTTATATCACTAGTTCTTAAACCACGAGGATCGTCAGGTTCTCTATATTCGGGTGCTGGATCTGCTCTCCGTCTAGCAATCTCTCCCAAAACACTTTGTGCCAGCGATCTTGGTTTTTTACCACCCGCCGTTACTTGTTCACGGTGTTGCTGGTCACCTTGTGCCTTTTCTAATTGTTGCTGTTGTTGTGCTATTAATGCTCCCGCCGCATTTAATTCTAGAGTTTCTTCTACTGCGGGGAAATCTTCAGCACCCGGATTTAATCCGCCTTGAGGTATGGCAGGTGGTATCCCTCTAACGTCGTCTGCTATTGCTTGTTGAATTATGCCTTGTCCTACCGCTGTAACTGGGTCTTCAGCAACTCCAAGTCCGCCAGTATCTACTGCTGCCATATTGGAAATATCTATTCTGATATTATCTTGTGCTTTGTTGGGGTCTGTATGTGAAGCAATCATATTTTGGACAACTGTTCCAACTTGGTTCTCCTTCGCTTGTAATTCTTCGTCAAATATAAAGTTGGTTGGTTTAGGTATGGGTAATGTAACACGAAGTAAGAACGTTGAGTTTGGCGAGAGTGATACGTCGGTCATATCGGGATTAAGTATTTTTATTGTTATTTCATTAATACTCTTAGGATTAGAAAGAGTGTGGGATATAATATTTCTATCTGCCATATAATCTTGGTTACTCAATGAAGACTTGGGTATTAAATCTAGTATACCGTCTGTTTGCTGATTTTTTAAAATATCATTTGCCTCAACTATGTCACTAGTAATTAATAAATAACCATTTTCTGAAAGTGTTGGTAATTTACTAGCAATGAAAGGTCTTCCCTTTGTTAATACTGGTATCATAACTGCTCCCTTGTAAAAACTTCCTTTGTATGGTGCAACACATAAAGTTTCAATAGCACCACCCGAAGACTCGGTAATATTGTTAAATATATTGTTTGGAATGTTCTGTCCCCATAACATAAATCTTTGGACTGAAGAAACTGCTGGTAATGCTCCGCGTTTTCGGTTTTTGGGATTGGGGTCTCCGCCAACAGGTTTACCAGCGTCAAGTGCTTTTGTTTTAATTGGATTAAAAAGTGTAGAGACTGAGGGAGTAATGGTATTATCTATTTCTTGATTAGTCATAAATCCTAAAATTGTTTGGTTAACACCATATTGCTTGTATGTCTGCTTACCCGCTCCCTCTATATTACTATTTTGTATATCGTCATACTGAAAACCCAATCTTGCCCATATTGTATTATCCCACGCTGCCCTTGCGTCTTCGGTTGTCAAAAAGAAATCGTCGTATATGCGATACTGGTCACATTGGTTTTTGCGATTATCGTCTGGATTATCAGTATATTGAAAAGTATCTAAAGCATTACCAAATTTTCTACAAGTATCATATGCCCAATTTGTAATTAATATACCACTAAGTTTTTGGACAACATTAGTTAAACTATCTTTTACTACTTGGGAAACAGTGCCGTCTGTATTTACCACTCCACATTGCTTTTTAAGATAAATACATTCTTGACCAGCATTATCCATATTATTACCATATCTGTCAACGGTTGGTATTTTGCGAGGTTCGTGTGCGTAATTAATAGAAAATGCACTTTCTTCATTGTCGTATTTTACTTCAAATTGTGAAGTGCCAAATCCTATACCTAGCGTAAATGGATTATATACGTCGTCAACAAAATCGTATATGCGTTGATTTGCTCCTACATTAGTAAACCCATTCCGTTTTTCCCAACCAATAAAATATTGTGAAAATGCTCCAGCGGTAGTGACAATATCTTCAAAACTACAACCGGCGGTTCTAGAAGCGTTGCTGAAACCATTAAATCTAGCATTATTGATAAGGTTCTGATTTATATTTCCAGTTACTGCGATAACTGAACAATATCCGTCAAAATCACCAGCGTCATTAAAACTCTGGAAATCAGTTGCTCCAATAAAATCTTGGTTGTTTCTTGTAACGTCGTCAAAGTTTCCAGTTCCGGCAGCAAGATCCTTCCAAAAAGTATTCGCTTCTACTTTAAATGATCTTAGTGTTGAATTGTTCGCTGCATAACCAGTGAACTGACCCCTTCTACGCTGGTCGTCATAATATCCTTGATTGCGATTATTGGGTAAAGCAGAAACATTTATTTGTCTAGTTATTTCTTCACCCAACTGATTGATAGAATAAATACCTTTGGGTATCTTTATTTTGGATTTACCTAACATAGGAACTGCCGTTCTTGCTCCGTCGGGCGTTTGTATTTCGCCAATCAAAGGCATAGGATATTCACTCCAACCCGCCAGTGCGTCATTGAAATTATCATTCAAAGGGTAAGTTAATCCAGCAAATTCACCATTACTTATATTTCTGCGGTCGGAGCATTCTGAGTTTAACATATATGCCACATTCTCGTCTGTATTATATGTTGCCGTTCTGTTTGGAGAAGGATAACTTGTATCCATTGCGTAATATTGGTAAATGACTGTGTCTTCATAATCTTCTTGGATTTCAAGAGACGCTCCAGTAATACCTTGTAAATTAATAATACTACTCTGAAGTGCAATCTCTGTGTTTGTAGGAAGTTCTAGAGCGTTTGGTAATTTATATGTAAATCTATTGTTTGTATCATTTACGTTCACAGAATTCCTTACATTAGCGTCTATATAGAAAGTATTGGACATTGCTTTATACAATAGAAGAATATAAAAATATAAGAAAAATCTATGAAAATCTATGCCGTTTTTTGCCCGTCAAAATACAAGTTTTCACAGAATTAAAAAAAGGGTTTTCTTGCGGAGACTTTTATTTTCGGGGGCAAAAAATGGCAGAGTTGACACCTATGCTGAGGTTTTATTTTGCTTTTTTTTTTCTATATAATTTCTAGAATATTGTATTATAGAATGTAATTTGTTTTTCATTTTACCTTCGTCCATTATATCTTCCTCATTTACGTGTTGTAGTATGGTGTTTAACGCGTCATATTGCTTGACAGTTTCACACTTTCCTAACACCTCGTTTTTAACGTCGGTGAATTTTTTAAGTTTCTTTTCATATTCTTGTTTCTTTATCTTCTCGCGAACAACGTCTTGTCCAGCACTCTTCTTCTTTTTCTCCGCTTTGTTTGCATTTTCCAGTTCCTTTGCTTTCGCAATATCTCGCTGTTCTTTCTTTACCTTTTTAAGAGCAATTTTCTCGTCTTCCGCTTTCTTTATAGCGTCACGCTTTGCTTTTGCTTTTGCTCTACCCGCCGCCAGTGCTTCTTTTTGTTTATCGGTTAATATACGCTTTTTCTTTTCGGGTTTCTTAAAAATCTCTTCTTCTTTTAATTCTTTAACTTCCAGTTTCACTTCTTCAGTGTCTGACATTGCTATAGAATATACAAACATTTTTTTCTGAAAAAATTGCCGTTCCAAGAATATATATTAATATAGTATCAAACACAATGTCACTTATAATCGGAGTTAACCCCAGTAATGAATTACAAAACTGCGAAGTTACCGCCGCGGGACACCTTAAAATGGATATCGCCTCAAGCGGTGGCGGAGCGTTGGACGTAGACGTCACTGGCAATACTGTAGGTCTTGCCACTTCTGCTCTTCAGACTACAGGCAATACTTCTCTTGCCACACTTGCTGGTGCTGTTTCGGGCACCGAAATGCAAGTAGACGTGCTAACTTCAGCACTTCCCTCGGGTGCTGCCACCGAGGCAACACTCGTCTCAATAGACACCGCAACAAGTAGCATTCAAAGTAATGTTTCAACTAGTGCCTTACAGACTACTGGCAACACAACTCTCTCTGCCATTTCCGGCAAACTTCCCGCCGCTCTCGGTCAAGACATTATGAACGACTCGCTCTCTGTTGTTATCGCAAGTGATCAATCTTCAATCCCCGTAACAAGTGCTGGTGCCAACTCAGCGAGTTCTTCAGAAACTGCTACCCCCGCCGCCGGTGTAACAACAAATTCAACCGCCGCCGATATGAACGGTTCACGCCATTTATCAATCTTTGGTAATTCAACAAATACTTCAGACGCAATTAAACTTCAAATATCAGCAGATAATTCCACCTTTTATGAAAATCAAGGTATCTACGTAAATCAGAACTTTACTTCCGGTGATTTTGCAGTAGACTTAGTTGACCCCGCCGCGAGATACATTCGCATTTCTCAAGCAAATACAACTGGAAGCGGTAAATCTCTTACTATCATTACTTCTAAAAAGTGATAATCATTTTTTCATTAGAATGAAAAAACTTCTCTATTTAATTCATTATCGTAATCGGGCAACTTCTGATATACTAGTCTTAAATCGTGTATTGTAATAGGAACGTCAAGGAGTTTTGTTGTAAAGTTCATTAAACCATTAGATATATTAGATTTGCTTAATTTCTTTCCACTCGCTGCTGTAAAAAGCAGACTACTCGTATTCTTTTTATAATTTGCAAGATACTGTAATAGTATTTTGTTAACTATATTGCTTTTTAATTTATAAACAATTTGCTTATATAATTTTCTATTTTTCCTTTTGTTTAATATAATAGTAAATGTGTTGTTGTTGTGTAATAGATAAACTGGTTCGCGGAGGCATTCGGATACTTGCTTATTTCTGTGATATTGTATCGCGATTAAGTGGTGTAGTTTCAAGGGGACTTCGTAAATTAATAGACTAAGAAACATAAAGTTGCGAAAGTTTGTAAACGAAACACTATTACGCATATAATCGGGATAGTATTCTTCTATTATTTCTCTTAGTTCAGAGTAACTACTAATTTTAAGATAATTATGAGGATTGTTCTTCATATCGGTTAAATCGCTTATTTCTTCCGCGTAACGGTCTAGGATTACTTCTGTTGTTCTTCCTTTTAAAAACACCATTAAAAACTCTAGAGTATTTAAAGTTGTCAAGGGAGAGTATTTTTTTAATAATTTTTCCACAATCATTTCGGGATTGTCTGCAATGGAAGTATTAAAACTCTCGGTATCATATTCATAAAAGTCTGGAAATATTCTATTCATTCTTTTAAGGTGGGTCAGACTTTCTGTGAAGTTATACTCGCCGTAATTAAGCATATATAATAGGTCTATAAAATAAAAATATTATCTAGCGTAATTATATACAATGGAATTACTAGAGGGTGAAGAATATGAACATATGATAGATTTAATAGAAGACAGACCTATTTTTAAAATTAAAAATAAGAATACTGGGTTTTGGGAAAGAAAGGTTCTAGTTGAATGTGCCGAGTGCAAAAAACAACGCTTTCAAAGGATAGATAAATTTATTAACAGAAAAACTGATATGTGCCATTACTGTAATGGCAAAAAGAATTTTGTTACAAATCCAATACACAATCTTTCACATACAAGGTGCTATATGAAATATATGAATATGCTTCATAGGTGTTATACACCACAAAACAAATCCTTTAAACATTATGGAGGCAGAGGTATCGGGGTTTGTATGGAATGGTTAGGAAAAGACGGATTTCTTAAATTCTATGACTGGTGTATTTCTAACGGTTGGAAAGAAGATAAACAGTGTAAATTACAGATAGATAGAATAGACAATGAAGAGGATTATTCACCCGATAATTGTCAGTTAATATCACAACTAGAAAACTTAAAAAAAATGAACAATTTGTTTGGTGTTGAAGGTAGAACTGTTAAAAAGGGCGGTGGTAAACCACCACCTTCGCAATACGCTGACGTATTAGAGAAAATAAAGTCTCCGTCACAGAAGGAGACTGGTGAAAAACTTGTTCCATTATGGGATTGGTTAGAGAACTTAGGTAAGAACCTTAATAGGTAGCAGTCATTGCTCCCATAGGTTGACTTGTTAATCCCTTTGTATCTAATCCAGCACCAACTGCTCCCGCTGTAAACTGTCCAGTTTGTTGTGCTTTAGCAACGTCGGCGTCTGGATCTGCTGCCTTATGTCCAAGACCTTCAAAGAGACCAACTAATGAAGTAATTAATCCCAGTCCCTCGCCAATAGGTCCCAACATATCTAAAACGTCACCCACACCTTCTAAAGCACCACTTGTTCCTACTTTCTGTGCTACCTTCGTGCCTATTGATTTAAGTGCATTATCGCCAGTATCGGCAATTGCTGATTTACCGTCGGCGGCGATTTGGTCAGCGGCGTTTGTAGCAGCACGTCCCGAAGCACCAGTTGGATTAGGAGCGTCAGTTATTGTATCGGGTTCGCCACCTTCGGGAGCGGGGCGGTCGCCTTGAGGACTTTGTTGTTCAGTTGCTGGTCTACTTGAGAGACTGTCATTTGCTCCACTTGAAGTTGGGTTTGGTGTGTCGGGACTTTCTCTTAATGGTGTTCCTTGTCTTTGTAAAAAGTCGGGTGCTTCTGAGGGACTATCTTCGGGTAATGCGTCTCCAATTCTATCTTGTGTGGCGGCGGCACGGTCATTTACGCCTTGGAGTGTAGCGGGGTCACTTGTTTCAGTTGCTGGGGCATTTCCTCCACCGTGTGCTTCTGCGGCGGGGTCAGTTGCTGTTGCTGGATCACGTGCTTCTTCTGCCGATTGTGCTTGTCTTAACTGGGCGTTTCTGTCCATAGACTGCTGTGCTTCGGGGGAGGGTTCGTCTGTTCTTGCTAGTTGGGTTCTTTCTCCGCCGGTTATCTCGGGTTCTTCTTCAATAGCACCTAAATCTTCTCTTGGTTCTTGTGCTACTGGTTGCCTTACGGTGGGTTCGGGTGCCCCTTCGTCTGTTGCTCCGGTTGGTGCTTCTCCAGTAGGTTCGTCTGCCTTTGCTTTAAACTGTGGTCTATCTCCGCTTCCGTCTGCTCCTCTAGTTTGCTGGTCAGTTGCATTACTATTTGCGTCGCTAGTTGCTTTCGCTCTCGCGGCACGTCTTTCTTGTATCTGTCTATAAACCTTTCTACCTAAATGAAAAGCGGCACCAGCACCGCCAAGTTCAGCACCACCCGCCTCTATAGCGTCCTTTGCTTGTTGGAATTTTTCTTCTAAAGTATTTGCCTTTCTTTCTGCGACGGCGGTGTCTGTGTCGTTTTGGTGTTCTTGACGAGCAGCAATATCCGAAGAATATTGTTGTAAAAAATCAGTTAATTGTGACATTGTTTTATACTACAAGAAGAGATAATAAAAAAATATTAGAAAATATTATTTTTTTTGGGGACTTAAGGGCGGATCTTCGTGTTCTATTTTTTTTTGGTCGCTTTTACTCCAAACAACTTCATTAAAATTGCGTCTCATTTCCATACTATCAACATTTAAGAAACAGAAATCGTAAGGTTCTATTCTGCATTTTCTATATAATTCTAGAAACTTCTTACTGTTTCCGCCGAAGAAGTCATATGCTTCACTTATTTTCTTCAACTCTTGGTCACTTAATTCACCACAAATAATCAGACCCATTGCCATAGTGCGAGTTATTGGGGTCAAATACTTAAAATACTGAAGTGTTAATATAATAGATAACATTCCTTCTTTTCCACTTTTTTGGTTTGTTGTGTGTCTGTATCTAGTAATTAATGAAGAAAATGCGTCAATCTTACCACTTTTACTCTGTCTAAAATTACTGGTAATTGCGTCGTCCAATACCAATAAATATCTGTTTGGATTTTCGTCATTTTCAACCATATCCAATATCTCTTCTAAGAGTGCTTCAGAATATTCAGAAAATACAAAATCAAAATGGTCTTTTATATGTTTCATTGCTGGGTCTTCCAATGTTGGCGAGATTAATATTTTAACTTGGAAATCGTCTCCGTAGAACCGTGGCGATAATGTAAGTGAATTTAACAGTGTAGACTTTCCCGCTTTTACTCTTCCAAGAACTACTAAAAAGAATGGTATTGGTAAAAGGGGGTATTTATTTACAACATTAAGTTGGTCTTCGTCAATCTTCACGGGATATACTGTTAAATCTTTTTCTTTGTTATCGTGTTCTTTCTCATTCTCCTTCATATCTAATATAATTATTAGATTTTTTTTGTAAACAAAAAAAAGAACAATAAGTGATTATAAATCAGATACGAGAACGTTCATACTACCGTTAGGCATAGTCTTTACATTCATAATGCGTGTTGTTCCTACGAAATAGTCTACCTTAAGTGTGCCTTGTTCTGCCTCTACTAATGAGAAGTTATTGGCAGCGAACCAAGTTGTATCTGCGGCGGCAGAAGGAGTTCTTTCATAGATAACACGGATTGGATATTCTCCGATAAATCTTCCGCCACCTCTGCGAGTGGGTTCACCGTTCTGAAGCGAAAGCATAAGTGGTTTGTATTTACCTTGTAATCCTTGCTGTGGAGGAGCGAGGAGTGAAGCAATTGTGTTAGGGTCTTTCTTGTAAAGTGGTGCAACGACTTGCAAATCAGTTCCGAGAGTATATGTAACATTGTTATATAATTCGCAAGGATTACCAACTTTACCAGCGGTGTATATGTCTACACCGTTAACATTAAACTGGATCTTCTCAAGTGAAACACCGTCAGAACGCTGGGCAAGTAATACCTTATCTGACATAGTATTGGGTAAAGTCTTGAACATTTGTAAGTAATGGCATTCTTGGTTAATTAAGTTAATTCTGTGTTCTACTTCTTGAGTTGTATTGGCAGTTCCAGCGTCAATGGTTTTCTTAATGTTATCTACATTTAAGAAGTCAAGGACATAACCACCTTCCTTGGCGGTTTCTTCAAGAACGGAGTTCTGAACTCTACTTGGAAGGATTAAGTAATCCGCTACAAGTTCAACGTCACTGAATAAAACTTCGCCGTCTGTGGCGGCAAGACGTTGGTTTGCAGCGTAGTTATTCTGTGTGATATTGTTGGCAAAAGCACTTGAAGCACTTTCAAATTCAATAGTTAAGTGAACCTTGTAGTTTGTGAATAAGAAGAGTGGAAGGTCTCTGTCATTAAGCATTGGTAAAAGCATTCCTAATGGAATACCGATTGTTTCGTTATTGCTTGCTGTTTGGTTAAGTTTCATATTGTTAATAGCGGCACCAGCACCGGTATCAGAGCGTCCGTAGTTAACACCCGATTTATCATTATCGGGGGCAATTGATCCAGTTACGTCGCAATCGGCGGCACCAGCAACGGGGTTGACCTTATATTTAAGTGCATTGTGGAGATAGTGTGAAAGTTTCTTGTTCTGAACTGAAGGAGTTTTGGCGTAAAGGTGGTTAGCAGTTGACCATAAGTTAACATTTTCTATCTTCTGTATTGAGAAATCTCCGACTTGAAGTTCTACTGAGCGGATTGCTCCAAGACCACCATTGAAACAATTTAATCTGACATTATCACTTGCCCCAGCAGTTGTATGGCACTTAAATGTAAGCATTGTGTTTCTATCAATATAACTGGAAGTGTCAAGTCTGAACTGATATCTGTAAGCACTGCTGACAATGGGGTCAAGTCTTTCTGTGCGGATTTCCATAATACTTTCTGTATCGGCAACATTATAATTTGTTAATCTCTGTAACTGGTTCATTTTGTTAATAATATTAGCATATAAAAAAAAATCAGATATATTATATTATATTATGGATTTTACCAGTGGATCTTGTGAAGGTTGTATTGAAGCGATTATTGCATTTTTTTGGAGATTTTATCCATTCCATACAGAAAATAAGGAATGCCAATGTGAATGTAAATATTGTGGGAAAAAGAGCGAGTAAGTAAGTAACTCATTATATAGTGAGTAAGTTACTTACTTTCTTTCTTAACCTTAATTTTCTTTGCTTTCGCTACTTTAGCGTCGGGTGCTGAACCACCTTCTTTCTTGGGTATTCTCTTAATTCCAAATCCTTTTTTTACGGTTGGAGCACCGTAAAAATCATTAAATGTTCCAGCACCTTCGGGTGCTTCTAATTCTTTAAATTTATCGGGTTGCTCTTTAACAAATCCAGCAGTCATATATAACTTGGTGTTATCCACCTTTTTGTATCCCTCTTTACCAGTTTTCGGGTCTTTTTGGTCACTGCCTCTATAACCTTCACGCATTCTGCCTTCTTCTATATAACTCTCGTGTGAGATTGTGCCTCCAAGTCTTTCATTCTTGGGTGCAACATAATGGTCTCCTTCGGGCAACTTATTACCGAACTTTGTGAAGAAACCGTCTATGTGCTGTTCTTTTCTCTTTCTCATTTCTTCAGCAAGTTTGGGTATAATCTCGCGTTTAAATCCAACAGCGGTGCTACCGCCAATAAAGTTCTTCTGATATTGCCAATATGATATTCTAGAAAGTTTGCCTTTGTCTGCCATTTCTTTATATTTTTTATATGGACTTGTAATATCAGCGTCGTCTTCAAAGTAAATAACGTCGTCCTTATGTTTTTCCATTTTGGGTAGTAAATATGTTTTAAATGTATGGTAAACTACTTCATTTGGTTTCTTGTTCACCTTTGCCATATCGGGAGCATAAACCGTTTCAATGTTCGGGAAACCCGCTTGTTGAAGTTGCTTTTCTAATCTCCGTGCCATTTTCTCATTGCCTTTGTAAGATAGGATATAAGTCCGCATTTTGTCTGTCCTATATCAATAAAGTTAGAAAATAATTCAATTTATTCGTTAAAAACGAATTAATCCATAAAATGTCTTCTGCCATTTATGCCATTTTTTGCCCACGAAAATAAAAGTCCTATTAGAAAAAACCGTTTTTTAATTCTGAGAAAACTTTGTTTTCCGTGGGCAAAAAATGGCAGAGTTGACGTCGGATTATTTCTTCTTTTTCCGTCCCGATTTATTAAATATCGTTTCTATATTCTTGGTTTTCTTTTCCCGTTCTCTTTCTATTTTCTTATCCAATTGTGTAATAGAAGGGACTGCTTCTCGCAATGCAATTAATTCTTTAACTGTTGGTTTCTCTTTTTTCTGTTCCAGTGAAGATTTCTTGGTCATTATATAATAATATTATATAATCATTTTCCTACTTCTTTCATTGCTTTTTTGTGACTTTCAGTGAAGGTCATACCACCACGCATTAACTTTCTCATAAGTGCCATATGTTTGGCGGTGTGGTGTTCCTTATGTTTCTCCAATGCCGCTTCTTGTCTCGCGGTTAATTTCTTAGCATTCTGAGGGGGAGCATTCTTTTTATTAGAATAGTGGTAAGTCATTATTCAGTAAAATATACTTACTTTTTTTTATAAAAGTGAAAAGTATGACAAAAGTAAAAAAAAGTTTATTAGCAATCACCATGGATTATACAAAAGGCAATTTTAAATTTTAATACATTTGCTTTGGGTTCTAGTGAATTGCCGTCAAGTATCTGAAAATTAATAGCGTTAAGAGATATTTCATTGTTTTCCATATTATGGTGGATTACTTGGTAAGGTTCATAACTGCGAAGAGCAATTGTTGGTCTGCCACCACCCGGATCGTCACCGTTACTTTCGTCATTCTGTGCGGGTGGCACGAATGCAATTATTCTATCTTCAACGGCAGCACCAGTTATATTGTTATTTTTACTGTGAAATGATTTAATTGGTAAATCAGTTTGTATAGCAAAACTGTCAGTTCTGTATCCCGCTGTTGGGGTATACTCTACGACAACTGCTTTTACTTCTACACTAGATCCCGCTTTCAATAGTAATGGTTGTTTAAAAACAACTCTGAGGTTATTCTTATCGTTTTCACCATTTAAATAAAAATTAACTTTCTCTTTCATTTTATATTCTAGTAATATAAAATTATTATTCATTATTATTTTTATTAAATCTATGTAAATGATTTAACTTTAATCCAGTCCCCCATTTATTCTTTGTGACCTTAACTACGTCACCCCATTTTTCCCGCATATATTCAGCATTCTCGTCCATATATTGCTGTCGTGCTTGGAGACCACCCATTTGGTATGTTATGCCTCCAGTTGGTTCAAAATACTTTGTTTTAAGACCTAGGTGATTAAATCGCACAAGTTTCTTATCTTTAAAATAATGTGCCAATGAGAAATCAAAGTCTTCGTAATGTTCCATATCTGTCATATAGGGCATTACTCCTTCTTCCGAGACAAAACCAAAAAATGCACCTATGATATAATTCAGATTGTAGGATATCTTATCTCGCAAGAAAAATTCATTATGTAAAGGTGAAATACCGAACATTGTTGCTCCGACATTATCACATTCTAAAAATCCTCTAATAATAAAGTCGTCAAGTTCCGTTTCTTCTGTTTTATCTTTTCTCATTACTGTATCTATATCGTCGTCTAAACAGAATGTATATCTATTATAATTTTCCATTGCGTAATAATATCTAATGAAATTACGCTTCTCGCATATACCTTGTGTATTTGTAATAATATAATTCAGTCCCGGATAGTCCTCGTGTAATTCATTTAAATATATACCACATTGCTCGGGACTTTCTAAAAATACGTCTATATCTGCGTTGACATTACAACGGTCTAGATATGCTAAAGTCTTTTCTCTGAATATAACGGGTCTATTGTAACTGGGAATTGCAATTCTGTAAGGGAGAGATACTTCTTCCAACTCATTTAAAAATTCGTGAAAATCTGCTTCCAACATTGCCATTGATATATACTATATCTAGATAATTATTTTTTGTATTTATCCCATATTGCTTGATCTACTTTTCTCGCCCCTTTTCCGAGAATTACGGAGGCAAGTCTCGCCCTTGCCCAACTCTCAGCAGTCTGATTGGGGCGTGATCCAGCACTGTAATATGCTCCGCGTCCTTTCGCAAGTATCTTATCTATCCCCGTTTTACTAATTATCTCTTTGGATATGCGACTATCATTTGTAATTTTATATCCATACTTCTTCTCAAAGTTCGCGACGTGTCCGCTACGTTTACTCTTAAAACTTTCTACTTTAGGTCTCGGTTTACCTTCTTTAATAGATTTTATCTGCTTTTTACGGTCTTCGGGTGTTAATGACTTAGGAGCATATTGTTTTGGTATCTTCTTTGGAGGCATTTGTTTTATAAATAAAACACTTATAAAATAAAAGTGATACTATAGTATCACTATGCATTCCAGAGTATTTTCCTACTCCAATAATTTGCTGAATTCTTATTGTTTGCTGTTAAATTCCCGCTCTTATCGCGAATGCCTCCGCTCCGTTCAAGGTAGTTCTTTCGGCGGTCCTTATCGCCGTGTTGGCGAAAGTCCTTCATATTTGCGTCGCCAAAATGAATTAACTTCTTACGACCGTCGCTGGACTTTACGTAAACCATACCCTTCTTCCCCGACTTGTCAGAAATAACTGGTTTATACAATGGTTTCTTTTCTTTAAAATCTGCTGGTGCTTTCTTCATACCTCTTTAAGTAATACGTGGATTATTTTTTTATTCTGATTTAAGAATTAAATTGAATTTTATTTTAAATTTAATCATTAGAGTATGGACGTATATGAAATGGAAGTCAACTGGAGAAAACTGTATTACGGTCGCTGTATTGAATGCGGACAAGGTTGGGAAGATAAAGAAGAATGGAGAAATGAATATGACCTATTCTCTTTTAATGTAACTGACGATATTGATATAATTGAAAAATGTGAAATGGTTGCTTGGAATAATCAACAGCACGAAGGCAATGGTGTTTGTTACCAATGCCTATGTGAAATTCATAAAGAAATGACAAAATAGTTTTATAATTATTATAAAACAACAGCAAGTTCTGCTCCAGCACCTACATTAACAATCTTCTTACTCCATACGAAAGTATTTACTTGGTGGTTGTTTGTTCTTGTAGTGGCGAACTCTAATCTAATCTGTCCTTCAGCGTCCTTGAGGTCATAAAAGTATGGTCTCTTTGCTAACTGTCTACCAATCATAAATGTATTGGTGTAAATGTCTAAGTTTTCACCGTCACTATTACCTAAATCTTTTGCTTCATAATTTACCGAGTCAAGTGCCTTAGCGACTTCGTGCTGAGCAATAATTCTCTGATTTTTAACTCTTGGATCATAACTACGGACTGGTTGTAATCTGTTCTTTAAGAAATACTGGACTGAATTCAACTTCAAGTCAGTAGCGTCTGAACCGTTGAAGTAACTGGAGAATAAATCTTTTTTAGTTTGTGCTACGTCAGTAAATGTAGTTAAGATACAAACAGCACGAGTTGCTACTGAGTTAAGTTCTACTTGGTGCTGAGTTGCACTGGAAAGAAGTGAGGAAGTGTGATAGTCAAAGGTGGTGAATTCATAATTTAATCCTCCGCCGATACTCTGTATCATTGACTGTGGAGGAGCAACAGAAACTACTCTGAACTGAGGTCTGATTGAGCAAGATTTATTTACTGAAGCAAGTCTCATAGAGTTATCAGTGGAAGCGGCGACAGCAGCACCGTCAAAAGTTACGTCTATGTCATTACCATTTACTGCCATTGCTGTAATTTCTCTGCCTGTAGCAAGATTGACTACACCAGCACCTATGTCTCCGTCAAGGTTAATTTTATTACCAACAGCAAAACCACAGTTGGCGATTGAATTTCCTTCAATTGAGAAAATATTGGTTGCTCCACCTCTGTTAATACAAGCAGCACCTTGTCCGACGTTTGCGTCAGTAGCAATGTTTGCTTGGTTTCCTGCTTGGTTCAATGAAGTTGTATCACATAACTGTAAAGCGACTGAAGGATCTTCTAAGGTAATTTCAATTCTGAGACCACCGAATGCAAGAACTGGGCAAAGTCTTTCGTCGTCCCAGTATCTGAAAATACCCGCCTTTAATGGAGTGGTGTATCTTCTGAAGTTATACGCTTGAACACCGGTGGCGGCGACAATAGGACTGAATACAGCGTCTTCTACTTGGTCACATTTTGCGTGAACTGCTCCCTTAGTTCCACCAACACTTTCTTGAGCAAATACGTCTTTACCACAACCATTCAAAGTCTGTAAATTTGTTTTATCTTCAAAGAGATACTGGTGAGTGATTGAAGACCACTGGTTGTAATGGTTAAGAGTTTCTAAGTGAGTGCCGTCTCTTAAACTGTAAATATCTATTCTTGCAAGTAGAGCGTCAACTCCAGCAGTTCCGTTTAACGCTAATCTGTTAAATTCACTGGAGGTATTACAAACGTCAAGTGCTAAGTAACTGTCTCTGCCCTTTACGAGACCAAGATTAGGTGGGAGTTCAAAGATAACTTTCTGACCAGAAGCGACATTAAATTGGGTGCCATTGGTTGGCACGAGTGAAATCATTTTTGTATTCATAGGCGTCTCCATTTGTTAATATCTTTAACATAGAAAAAAAATATGAAAAACAAAAGAAAAAAAAAATAAAAATATGTGATTATGGTATAATCACAATGAGTGCTTTTTCTAACAATAGAAATATTTTCTTGTCATACCAAGGAGTATTCAATGCCAACGGATTATCTACTGGTCTTGCTCACGTCTCTGATAATTCTGCTATCGGTGTTTCTCTTAGGTGCGATAAAGATATTGTATTTAAAATATTTACAAGTCCTTCACAAGACACTACTTCTGAAAAAACATTATTCTTTAAAAAAACTATTACTGCAAATACTACCTTTCATAGACGTTTTGCGTGTCCTCACCAGTATGTTTCCATTGACGTAGATAATACACCAGCGTCGGAAGGCAATATTATATTGGACGTTGCCGATTTTGTAGACGTCCAGTTTGACGCTTCTACCTTTATTAACTCTAATATAGAAATAGATACACAAACCGCATTAACTAGAGTTGCCAATGACTTTAATACAGATATGGTAAGGGGGTTACATAATGATTTCCAAAAGATAAATGTCCAAGGTATTCAGCAATACCAACCTAGTGCTGAAGCAACCGTGGGTTTACTTGATCAGAATTTACTGAGTATTCCTATAGCAGCATATGAATTTTTTATTAATATAAGTGGAACAACCGATAGAGCAGCGGGAACGGGTGCCCAGCAAATACAAATAGATTATGTAGACAGTAATTATGACGCTCAAACTGCTACTGTTTCTACGGGAACGGGGGGAACATTTACTACCGGTATTACTGGGAGAGCAGTAACACGCATACAAGTATCACAAGTAGGCACTGATAAAAGAAATAGTGGGACAATAATAATACAAGATACAACTGGGACTTATACATTCGCAAGAATGGAAACATTCGCCAATGTTTCTCATTCGGGTGTTTACTTAATTCCACGCAATAAACATTTAATTGTTACTGACGCTCAGTTGCAACTTGTTGGATATTCCGGTCTCTTAAGAATATATGAATACGATTATGGAGGTATAGGAATAAGTGGAAGTATCGGTGATTTCCGATTTTCAACAGCACCAGTAGGACAGACATTCCGTCTTAATGGCAAGATATCTGAAAAGAAAATGGTAGTTGTAAATGTAATACCCGACGCTGGGACACCCACCGCCGATAATAATGTATGTGTTAACCTAAATGCTGTTCTATGTCCCGCCGTAAATGATTTTTAAAACAAGGGCGACATAATCCCTCGCCTCGGGCAAAGTAATTTCCTCTATAACATAATTCCATTTGTATTTCTTGTGTAAATCTATATCCGTGGTCGCGGTAAAGTGAATTCTGTTGTTTATTCCATTCTCCGTGGTTCCAACTCCCGCCACACTTTAAACAAGAACATTTGGTCATATCAATCTAGTTAACTATATTTCTTAATTTCTAAATCAATTTATTTATTCAATTTATCCATTCTTAAATCTATGCCGTTTTTTGCCCGTGAAAATGAAAGTTTTTTCAGAATTGATTTTTGCTTTTTTCTAATAGGACTTTTGTTTTCGTGGGCAAAAAATGGCATAAATGGCAGAAGACATTTTATATTTATTCAATTTATCCATTCTTAAATCTATGCCGTTTTTTGCCCGTGAAAATGAAAGTTTTCTCAGAATTAATTTTTGCTTTTTTCTAATAGGACTTTTGTTTTCGTGGGCAAAAAATGGCATAAATGGCAGAAGACATTTTATATTTAATCAAAAACCACCAAATAATTGGATATCTCTTTTTCTTCCGCTTCCTCACAGATTTTACTAATCTTTCTAACAACACAATCAATCTTGGGAGTTTTCATTGTAGTATAAAAAGAAAGAACTTCGCGTTTGGTTAACCCAAAGTCTTCCATTATTTCCTCTACATTCTTATATCTTCTCGTGACATTACCTTCTGTATTTTCATAGGTTACTTCAAATACTTCAATCATAATCTTCTATATTATCATTGTAGATTTTTTCTATACTTCTTATATGTTTTTTACGGATTGGTCGTGATTTACCGATTACTATTTTATAAACATTACTTCTATTAATCTGTTCTGTATCACATAGATCTGCAAGGTGTGAATATTCTTTATTCTCACCATTACTGTAATTTACTTTCCAAGAAATCGCTTTGTTCTTTGTTACTGCTCCTACGGTTTTCATAATATATATATAATATAAAATGTATTTTTAAATAAATATTAAATAGTATTTTATTTTAGATATCCAAGTCATTATCACTGTCATTACCCCAGTTAATCTGATACCCAAACAATAATGACCGCTTGTTCTTGTATCTTTCTTCATACTGTTTACGATAAGGATTTGTAGTATTTATGTAATCTCTGAAAAAACTTTCATTGTGTTTCCTTCGTTCTTCTTTGCTCATATTACCAAACAATTCACTAGTCTTAAATGCTGAATAAATATCCTTTGTTGTAATATACTGTTGTCCAGTATACATTTCAGACTTGTCCGTCCACGGCACTGAAACTAGCGTTTCTCTCAACCAGCACTTAATTTCGTCACTGCTCTCCAAATATTTCTTTGTTCTGTCTTCTATGCATTTATATTGTGGGTGTTTCTCCCACACGTGTTTACCAGTTTTGTCAAGATATTCACGCATATAATCCAGCAAAATCTTAAACAGAGGTATTCTGAATTGCCTTCTGAACTCCAGTGTTTTATAGTATGGGTCTTGTTTATAGAAACCTTCACAACTCAGCATATTCTCGTCTTTTGTAAAAGTGTTCACAAATGGAACGTCCATAATTCTTTTGCCGATTGCCTCACCGCTTACATTACCAGTGAGCATAGGTTTTTCATTGCATTCAAGTATCCAAGTTGCTGTAAGCAGAACAACCATTTGGTTAGAATAATTCATTCTCCCAGCAATCTTGTTACCCCCAGTCAGTTCTTTAATGAATGCTGAGTTTAACTTCTTGCTACAATCCGGTTCACGGAAAATAACCATTCTCTTTTTATCCATTGTCGCAAGTTCGGGACTTCCGCCAAGTTTCTTTGCGTTCAACAGCAGTTCACTCGGAGCAGTGTAATAATATTCACCACCCAGCATATCTTCAACAAGTTCATTTAATACGCCCTTGCCGTTTCTGCCTCCACCGTTTGCTATCAAAAACTTTTCGGGATTGTATCCAGTCAACCCCAACGCAAGAAAATGAATGTATGTTTCCCAAACTTCTTTGTCGGGGAGAATACTATCTAGGATTTCACGCATTTTCTGAATATCTTCCTCGGGACAGTCAACATAATCATATCCAGTATTCTTAAGAATATAATCTTCACGCTTCGGTTCAATGACTTGCCCGATTGATAGGTCAAAGACCACATTCTTAAAAGCGATAAGTTCGGGACGGAAATCAAACTCCACTTCATTATCCGTTGCCGCTAGATAATGCTGAACTCTTTGCTCTACTGAATTAATCTTTGCTGTGCTGTTAATCTTGGCAATTAATTTGTTAACTGCTTTCTCGCGTTTCTCAAGAACCGCCAACATATTTTTTTCCCATTCATTTTCTGTTTTTGCCAGTTTGCAAATCTCCGAACACAAATTCTTTTTCAGTTCTACTGCGAATGCTGTAATCTGTTCGTGTATCTGAAGTTTTAACAATCCGTGAGAATTACCTTCTTGTTTCCACTTGCCACGAAAATATGTGTGTAGTTCACCAGTGCGTCTTTCAAAAACGTGATTGGGTGTGTTGCTCTCTATATAAAAACGTGCCAGACTGTCGTCGTCGCAGATTACCTCAAAATCCGAAAAATATTCTGCTCGGATTTCATTGTATTTTTGCCTATCACTTTCAATGGCATAATGAAAGAATGTGCCGATAGTGTTTCCGCTTTTACTACCGTCCCACAATCTGTTAAACACGTCTTCGTCATATTTCTCACTTCTTTGCGACAATGCTTTTGCAATAGAATAATTTTCATTATCCTTGTCATTTGCGAGTGACCATACAATACGCGTCCAAGTTTCATAATCGTCAAGGTATCTTAGTTTAATGATATTGCCGAGGTCAACATAAAGTTTCTGAGTGTCGTTCATATCCTTTTTATCCAGCATAATCCGTTTCTTGTTTGTCTTTTTCTTTTCTGAATAATTATTTTTTCTGTCACAATCAATTTTTTCAGTATCTCTTTTAATGAATGTATCCAGTCCAGCAACTGGGATTTCTTGTATAAAACCACGGTCAATGATCTTGGTATCAGCGGGTATCCAACCCCAAGTTCCAGTTAATATCTCAATGTGTGATTTAAGACCTTCGGGTCTCAAGTCAAAGATAGTTTGGTAAGAACATTGTGAAGGTGTGAAATCTTCCACTGTAAACAGTAAATGCAATCCACGCTTTTTAGTGGTTGACTGATAATACGAAGTGCCTTCTTTCCATTGCTCAATAAAACGCCACCAATTTTCGGGGATTTTATCTATTTCGTTATTATCTATATCAACGTCAATGTGAAATACCTTACTTGTGTCCATTCCACGGTGCTTAAAATGTTTACGCTTTTTTGCTAGTAACTCTCTCTGTTCTTCAATGTCTTTACATTTCTGAAACAATTTACTATCATAGGTTTTTAACCAATCATTGTTTGCTCTCAGTCCGCCGTATTTTGCCGACTTCGCGAGGTATTTTTTACCCTCAAGAATGTCAACAGAAATACCCATTGCATTAATCCCGTTGTTATCGCAAAATTCGTCTACGTTAGTCATTTTCATAATTTGTTGTGTTGTTATAATAAAGCAACATTTTATTTTTTTAAATCAATTTTTTTTATTGTATTAATTCTAATTAAAATTAATAATTAATATTAATTATCCAACCCACTCAAATTCAGTTCCGTGCTCGTCTTTTTGGATAGCATATCCACATATCCAATATCCGTCACCGTCGTCATTTTCCTTATAAACTTCACGCAAATGGCTATCGCCTGAAATTGTATTACAATTAACTTGGTATTCCTTACCCTCGTATATCCAAGTGTAAGTATCCAATTCTTCTTCTTCTTCGTCTTCCTTGATTTCCCATTTACCATTGCACTTGACAATCTCGTGCTTATTGTATTCTTCGTCAAGGAAACAGATTTTGCCATTACAAATAAATATTTCATTGATCTTGGGGTCAAAGAGGTAATTAATCGTTTGCTGCATTGCTTATTGCTTCTGATATGCCTAATCAATAAATTTATAAAAAAATTCAATTTAATTGAAACATAGACTAGATAGACTAGTCATTTGTGAATAAAAAATGATTAATTCCACTGTATTGACTAGTTTATCTAGTCTATTTAATCTGCAAATATTTTCCACATTTTCTGATTGTTTTTGTCACGGATATTCCACCATTGCTGGTTATCCAAATATTGTAAATATTTTTTAATGTTATTGTATTTGTTCATTTCGTCGTCTGCGACACCTTTCATATGTGCTTCTGTCCAATCTTCACCACTCATATGTTCAGTAAGTTCTACTGCGTTAGTGAAGATATTCCGTAGTTGCTCGTATGATTTCTTGCGGTTTTGCCGAGCAATAAAGTAGTGAATGTATGCGTATAACTGAACATTTTCCAGCGACAATTTATTTTGCTTAACAACTGTATTACCTCGGTGATTTTCAAAACCTCCTTGTGGAGTTTCCATAAAAACCCCGCCGAGTTGGTCGCCAAGTAGATTTACCAGTCCTTCCATATTGTCAAGGTCAGACTTTTGGTCAGAATAGAGAGATTTATTTTTCTTAAACAATTGCCAGTTCTTGTTAAAGACTTCGCGGGTAGAGATAGACATTGTGTCGGGATATGCCTAACAGAAAAAGGTAAAATATAATTCAATTTTATGAAAAGATAAATAAGAGTTAGTTAAAAGTGTGAGTAAATGTGAAAGTTACTAGTCAAAGTGACTAGTTGATAGAGTAGCAATTCTTCCAGAAGACTTCTTGAAATCCCCCACTGACAATGGGGAGAAGAACGCTGTCATTGTAGATTTTGCGACGGATTGTGCTGTCGCCGTATTTAAAGGTTGCTTGAACCTTCGTGCGTTTCACCACCTCAAATTCTACGTCGTAAATTTTGCCGGGAGTGTAGACTGTTGCGACATACTTTCCTTCGGTGAACGGAGTTGCACTCGTATCAACCGAGGTCTTTGTCTTGGTGTTTTTGTGAATGCGTCCTACACTGACAAGGGCGGAGGCGGTGGCGAAATCTTTCTTGAAGATTGCCCCACGGATTTTAATATCGGTAAGGACGGGGAAGTATTTCTCGTGGTGAGCGGGAACATAGATAGACAAGTCGTCAAACATATCATACTTCTCCTTGTTGACCCGACGCGGGGCGGAGCGAGACTTCTTGCCTCGGGGTGTCTTGACTTTGTTTTGCTTCAAGACAACCGACTTTGCTTTCTCGTAGTCATTGTCACAGAGAGGGAGCATACATTCAATCTGTGCCTCAATCTCGTTGCCGTTGTGCTTTGCGAGCATTTGCTTGTAAACTGCGGACATTGTTGGTTTTGCGTGTATTTGCTTGTGATATGCCTAATCAATAAAATTCTGAAAAAATTCAATTTAATTGAGAAATAGACTAGTAACTAGTGTATAGAGTGGTCTGTTTGCGTGTATTTGCTTGTGATATGTCTAATCAATATTTTCTGAAAAAAATTCAATTTAATTGAGAAATAGACTAGATAGACTAGATAGACTAGTCTATCTATGAACAAAAAAATGCCCTAGTCCTATAGGAGAATTTGCTGGTTCGGTAGATTTTCACCACCACGCCCACACCCGAGTATACAAAGATTTACCATTAATTTTAATATCGCCGTTGTATCCCTTTTTCGCCGCTTGTAGGTATTGCAGAATGTCCGAGACGTCCCCAGCAATTTCCTCTACTTCGTCATTATCGTCAAGACAATTCCAGTCGTCTTCCTTCGCCTTAAATTCTTCGTCGTGAATTTCACCAATAGTGTCCGTGGGATCATACGGATCTAGTATCTCCTTAATCTTATTAAAGTATGTGATAAGTATTCCTATATCTCCCTCGGTAAGAAAGTAATTGTCATTGTGTTCTTCTCCAAAACAGAACTTGGTAGCGTCTTCACCGAGAAAGGTGCGTAGAATTGCTACTGCGTGTTTACCACGATAATACATAGAACCCTTAGGCATAAACACTGTTGCCATAACCTCCGGCATAGGTTCGCGTCCATTTTCCCAGTCTTCGCTACTGAGATAGGCAAATGTGTGCCAGTCAAGACCCATTGTTTGTTGTAGGTATTTACTACTGCTTGTGAATGTGCTATATAAATAATAATTTTTATTTCGTCAATTTTTTTCTGAGAAAATAAATGATAAATGATAGTTAGTTAAAAGCGTGAACATTTTCTGATTTTTCTACTAACTTGGTGGTATTTTTTGACTAGTCACTCGGATTTTGCAAAATAGAGTAGACAGAAACTCTGCCGTATTTTGCCCCTCAGAATGAAAGTTTCCGCAGAAATGAAAAAGGATATCTCTCACGGGGACTTTTATTTTCGGGGGCAGAAAATGACATAGATTTACGAGATATATTACTAGAAATATTACGAGATATACGCGGCGAGGTATATGGGGTGATTTACTTAGTAAAATGTTGCTTATTTTTGTTAATATATGGGGATATATAGTTATATCTCATATAATAATAGGGTGGACAAATGAAATCGGATATATCCGACAAACCGTTTATGGTTTGTTTGTCCACCCTATTATTATATGAGATATAACTATATATCC